CTTCATTAATATTGGAGGGGTAATATTATGAGTTTAGAGATACTTCCTGAGGTGACCAGTCGCCCATTAAAAACTTTATTCTGTGGTGTTGACGGTTCAGGTAAAAGCACTGGTGCAAAAATTTATTGTGAATCAAGAGGATTAAAACCAGTATGTATTGATTTTGATGATACTAATTATACTGGAGTTCCAAGAGTCAACATTGGCTCATGGAAAGTAACTAAAAGGAGTCATAAAGGTGCTGAGAAAGTATTAACTCCTGAAAGTGTGATTAAAGGCATAATTGATACAATACATGAAGTTGAGAAAAGCGAAATATATACTGCATTAATTATTGATGGTGTAGGGACATTGAATAATCTCTTATTGCCTGAAGGGAAAGAGTCACAAAGAACATATCTTATCCGTACTCAAAACTTCAAAAAAATATGGAGAGTTTTACTTGAATCTAATATTCATATCATATTTATTGGTCAAAAAGACCTAATCGTAAAAGAAGATGAAGATTCAAGTAAATTCGCAGAAATGATTAATAATATGATTAATTTCAGATTCAATTGTTACCATACTGGTGAAGGATTCAGTAATGAGGATTTCACTTATGTTTGTACAAAAACAAGAAATGAAATCGAACCATTAATTGGAAAACCAATAATTAGTGAACCAGTTACTTCAAGTATTCCTGTTACTCCTAAAGAGGAAGCACCAATGCCACATTTAATAAAGGAATGTATGGATGCATTATTTGAACGGGGAATGGAACCTACTGAAGAGAGAGTCAGAACTTGTATTGAAGATAGATGCAAAAACGTCAGTGATAAAACAGTTTACAATGAATGCATGGAATGGTTAGATAATAATCTCACCTTAGGAGGAGTGTAAATTTATGACTCCTCCTATTCTTATTATGCACGGTGATGATGAAAAAATCATCTTTGAAATCCCATCATTTAGTGATTCAAATGAGAAATATTTGGTTACATGGGATTTTGACAATGGATGGTTATGTGATTGTCCAGGATGCCTACGTGGAGGCCATCTTTGTAAACATATACTCACAGCTGAAGAGTATATGAAAAAAATGAACATGGCATTACTTGATGATATGACTGTTTTTAAAGGAGTGCAGGTTAATGGCAGGTAAAACTAAGGTTACTTTAACTTTGGATCAAGATTTGGTGGATCTTGCTAAATTGCAATATCCAAATTTTAGTGGGAGGGTTAATGATCTTCTTAGTATTGATTTGCATGGGGAAGATGAGGAATCTCAACTTATGAAAGAGATTGCTAAGTTGTCTGATACTCTTGAAATCAAGAAGGATAAATTGTGTAATGTTCGTAAGAAAAAAGCTTTAGTTCAAGGATCTGATTCTGCTATTGACAGTGTGTTGTCATGGGCTAATGTGATTTATCAAAGGAGGGGTGTTATTGGTTTGAATATTCTAAAGAGGGAATGTAAGAATCGTGATGTTTCTTTTGATAATGTGAAGAATATTCTTGAAAAAGAAGGTGTTGCTTTTGTTAATTATGATGGATGGTAATTTACAATTGAAATTATTATCTTTCAATTGTAATGTTGACGAAGGTCTCCTATGTAGAGTATGTATTGATATGTATTATACATACAAATACATACTTCATTATTTATTCATTTTCAAAAGGGAAAATTATTATTATTTATTATTATTATTAATATTAATTTCAAAATAAATGAAATAATATAACAATGTGATATCATGTTAGGGAAAACAGAACACTACATTGAAATGCACGGATTAGAGTTCGATTTAGAACATAGTGACTGCAGAGATTGTTATCATAAACACCTAGAATGCTTATACTATTATGGAGAGTGTAGAAATGAGGTATTCGAAAATAGACCAATGTAGTAACTGCAAACATGCAGATGAATATATTCCTGTATGGATTTATCCGTATGGTGACCCAAGGTGTAGTGTTCATCACAGGAATATATGTCCTGATGATAGCTGTGAGGATTTTGAATTAATAGGTAGATTAAGTAGGTGATTTTGAATGACTGAAACTAAACGATTTACAATTACACAAGATTTTGAAGAACACTATAAGCAAATTAGGGATAATGGGCATATCATAATTGGTTGTTTTGTTGAACAACAAGCAGAAGTTATCGTTAATTTGTTGAATAATCAACATGAACAGATTGAACGATTAAAAGGGAATTTTAGAGCATTAGAGGAAGTTAAATGTGAATTAGCAGAAGAAAATAAGGAACTCCGAATGGTTATTGATGTGTTGAAACAACAAAATCAAAAATTAAAAGGAAGATTGAATGATTTGGGGGTAGAGTATTATGACTGAAAATCAATTTAAATTTGATAGGGATACAGTTGCAACAAATTTAACACCTATCGTTTATGATGAGGAAAGAATGAGTATAGGTGAAGTATTAGATAAATTAAATGAGTTATCAGATGAGAATGAGCAGTTAAAACAACGAATTAAAGAATTAGAGCAAGAAATAGAAGATTTGAGAATGGATAATATCAGATTGAATAAGTGCTGTGATTCTTTTATGAAAGAAGCCGGATTAAATGACCATTTTTGGGAGTAAAATTTATGGATTTAATGAATTTGTTAAGTGTTATAGTATTGTTCTTAGTTTTAGTTTGGTTATTATGGTGGGACTAAAATGAGTGATTATTGGTTAGATGAGTTCAAGGTTGGGATTTATGATGGGAAAAAACCAAACTTGAAAGGAAAAATTGTGTTAACTACTCCCATGATTGAGTATTTTTTCACAAAGGAACAATGGAGACAATTCAAAGAAAAGGTGAATAGTTTATGAGAGTTATACTTTGAAAAAAGGAAGTGATGTGGAATGACTGAAAACAAACGATTTGAACTTGCTTATGAAAAGGGTAACATTTAAAAAAATATTGGAGTATGCAGAAAAAGAGTCTGATAGAGTGGATTGGCAGTCATACTGCGAAAAAGAATTTGAGGGATTCTGAATGAAAGACAGGTTTGTTTTAATTGAGGAAGATTGGGAATATTTTCATATCAAGGATAAATGGACTGGTGAAATACTGGCCTCACCTGAAGATTTTTTGAATAAATTAAATGGATTGCATAGGGATGTTGTGAGAGGACGGGAACGTAATTCTCATGTAGAATCTATTGTAAAATCTTCTATCCATGATGAAAAAACAGCTTTTGGCCGTATGGTTCTGAAACAATTGGCGGATAAGTTAGGTGTGGATTATGATTAGTAAGGATTGTAAGAATTGTGAAAATTTAGATATTGATAATAAAGAGTATCCTTGTAAATTGGATAATCATCTTAGGTGTACTATTTTGAATGATTTTGTTAAAAGAGAAGGTTGGAAAAAAGAATTATTTATGTGAGGATGTTAACAATGGAAAAGTATAGTTTGAAATTAGGAAGATTCTACAAAGACGATAAGATTTTACAGCATGAGGAAGTTCTTGACTTATTGAATAAATCACATGAGGAAGTTATGAATCTTCGTTATGATTTAACCAAGTTTAAGTTGGTTATGCTTGAGATTATCGAGGATTTGGAAAACGGCAAAGGCAATGATAAGTATGTTGAATGGATTAAAGAGAATGTAGATGTTACATTAGGGTAAATGGGAATTTATGGTTTATAATGGTAAATGGTTAGATGATTTTAATGTTCGGATTATTGAAGAAAAGGAATTTCCTTCTCTTTATGGTAAAATAGCATTAGAAACACCATGTATTGATTATGTTTTTTCAAAAGAGCAATGGAAGGAATTCAAAGAAAAGGTGAATAGTGTATGATAAAAGAAGCGCATGTTTGCAGCCAATGCAAACATAAAGTCAGTGTACCAACGGATCCTGATTTTAGGTATTGGGAGTTATGTTGCAAAAAGAAAAGTAAGGATGTTAATCCTTGTGGTGGTTTGACTGATTGTGAATTATTTGAGGAGGAGTTGTAAGTGAAGTTTGTTGATTGTCAGTTTAGTGGTAAAAGTGATGTGCGTGAGGATACTCGTAAGAAGATATTGGTTGCTTGTAGGGAGAGTATTCCATTTTTTGATAGGTTTAATCATTTTCGTGTTGATGATTACTTGAACCTTTTAATTGAAGAAACACATTATAATCCACGAAGAAATTATTTTTATGAGGAAAATACAAGGGTTAAAATTAATTTGAAAGTATTTAAAAATGTAAGTATAGAATATCTATTAGAACATATAGATGACTTCCTATTAGAAAAACATAAAGAATGAGAAAAAATAGTGTAAAGTAAAAACAAATGAATATTTTAATAAGAAGTGATTTGAAAAAAATGTTACTCAAAACAAGCTATGAATGCAAGGATGGCTCACTCCAAACTTGCTTCACACTATACAAATGTAAATATTGCGGGAAACTATTCATAAAATTAGAAAACAAAAAAATGTACTGCAGCAGCGAATGTGCAAGCAAATCCACTCAAGACAACAAAGCCAAATACCAAAGAAAAAGAAGAAAATTAATCAACTCAGGTGAACTTGTAAGCAATGAAACACATAAAATAGGAACAGTATATTTCCCAGAAAAAATAGGTGACTGGGTAGATGAACTGAAAAGAATCAAATACGCAAAAAGAAAAGCAGGTATAATATGATGTATGAACAACAGATTAATGAATATATTTCTCAGAGTATAGTTCCTAAACATAAAGAGATAATGAAATTTCATAGTCATGTACCAAAATATGATTTTGGTATTGGAATTGAATTTATTTTTAGGGTTAGATTTAACATGCTTAAAGATGAATTATATGCTTTGAGATATAGTATTGAATCTGATTTAAAAGAATGTTATGATAAATTTGGTCTTGAATATAATTTCATGATAATTTTATCAACATTCTAATTTTTTTCTATTTTTCCACCTTTTAATATTGAAGAGGGAGGAGTATATACTTATTATAATGCATTTATATATTCTTTTTCATATGGTGAAAAAAATGGATTGTGTATTTTAATGATGAGTTATGAGTATCAGCATAAACATGTTCCAGGTTTGCGATGCCCTGAATGCGATGAACACAAGGAGATACTCTATGATACTCATCATAAATTAATCTATTGTCGAACATGTGGATTAATACTTTATGAAATTAGTCGTTTGTAAAAAAAAGAGAATATATTCTGGTTTATAAATGTAAAAAAAATACTATTTTAACCTTGGACATTTTGTATATTATGAAATTTAGGGAAAAAAATGATTGTTAAAAGTCTCTGCCATTCTTTTTCCTCCTTAAAAAAAAATAGATCTCCAATTTGAGATTATATTAAAATTTTAGTTTAAAAATATATTATAAAAAAAGGGAAAATATACAATAACCATTTTTTCATTGTTTGAAAAAATAGGATATTATATATGTTTTAATCAAGGTTTATACTTCTTCTTCTTTTTATTTAAGATGTGTAGGTAAAAAGTTAGAAAATATGATTTTTTTTATCCCGTCTCATTCAATTTTATTATTCGCCTACCATTTTTCTTAATATTCAGAACCGTTCAACAAAAAACACTAAAACATATTATTTCATTCAATCTTATTTTATAAAAACACGAGGTTTTAGAAAATCGTGTTTAATAAAATATTAAAAAACTGAACAAAACAACAAAAAAAATAGAAAAGGAGAAAATAAAACAATGGAATTCGATAACAAAACAATACTCATAACAGGACTAATAATCGGTGCAATCTGTGCAATGCTAAACAATTACGAACAAATAGCATTAGCCATAGTCTCAGGACTAGTAGGATACCTCAGTAAAGACGCAAACATCACAATCAACAAACAAAACGAAAGCACTGATGAATCAGATGAAATTGAATAAAAAAATGGAGATGTGATGTTTAATGATAGATAATCATGAAACATGCATTAATGAACATAGAATCATATCACTTGAAAAAGAAAATGAAATCAAAAAAGCACGATTAAATCATTATAAAAGTGAAGTTCATGAAATTAATGAGAAAATTGATGATCTTGAAGAAAAACAACACGAAATAGATTTAAACGTGACAAAAAGTATTGATGAGCTAAAATTAGAAATTGTAGGAATACACACAACAATCAAAAACATTAGTCTCATAGTAGCAATAATCGGTTGTATTATTACAATAATCCTAGCAATACCTGAATTACTCGTCATACTACAATAAAATACTATAATAATAGGAGGTTTAATGATGGTTGATGCTTGGGACAGACAAAAAGGAGAATCAGCTAAAGCTTATGAAAGATTTAAAATCTACTTATATTTACCTCCAGGACAAAGAAGTTTAAAAAAAGTACATGAAAAATTAGGCAAACTTTCGGTAAATTCAACTCAAAATAATAAAATTCCAACATTACGTACACTAGAAAATAATTCTGCTGATTGGAAATGGGTTGATAGAGTTAGGCTGTATGATGCTCATGAGCAATTAAAGGAAATTCAAAAATATGAAGAAGACTTCACCAAGAATAATAAGAAATTAATTAATTTACTTGAAAGTTTACTTGATTATTGTGATGAGTCTTTAACTGAAATCATGGATAATAATGCAGATTATGCTTTAACTACACGATTATCATTAATCTCAACATTAATGGGAGTAATAGATAGAGCAAACTATAATATTAGAACATGTTTTGGTAAACCTGCTAAATACACTGACAAACTAGAAGTAGATTTAGATAATCAAGTATCAATGAAAGAAGGTGAGGTTAATATTTTCAAAAAGTCTGACAAAGAACTAGATGAAATATTATCTGTTAATGATGATTTTGATATGGAAGCATTCTTGGAAGAACAGAAACAATGAAAGTTGATTATAGTAAAGTAAGGCTTGATGATACACAAAGACAAGTTCTCAGAAAAACTATTTTTGAAAATAAGTATATTCCTATTGAACCTTACTCAAGACAGTTGTATGCTATTGCTGATAGGTCTAAACGAAAATTGATTGGTGGATCTGCATACAGTGGTAAAAGTATACTAGGAGCAGTACTAGCACTACAACATTATGAAGTTCCTAATTATCGTTGCTTAATACTTAGAAGTACTTATGATAATGTTACAGCAACAGGAGGAATAGTAGATTATATTGATGAATGGATAAAACCATTTGACAATATCGAACATAACCAATCTAAAAGATGTTTTATTAATAAAGATAACAATGCTAAAATCTACTATTCTTACATGCTTCTTGAGAAAGATAAGGAGAAGTTTAAGAGTCGTGCTTATCATAAAATCATTGTTGATGAGGCTTCTGAGTTTGTAAAAGTAAACTTACAATTCTTGAATAGATCACTTCGTCCAACTCAAGGATTATCTCATTTTCCATTAGCATTATACTACATTAGTAATCCTGCAGATGCTGAAGGATCATCATACTTAAATGAAAAATTTGTTAAAGGACCATATCCATTTTATGAAATGAATTTCTGGCATAATCCATACATTGATCGTAAAGATTACTTGGAAACATTAAAAGAGTTAAGTAAAGCTGATTATCAGTTTCAAATGGGTAACTGGGATTATGAAGTTCAGGAAGGGGATATTTTTGATTATGATTTAATTGAATCACATACAATATCCAAGAATGAATATGATGAAATGTTAACAGAACAAGAAATTCTTCAACAGGTTATAACTTGGGATGTTGCTGCTACTGAATCTAAGAATGCTGATTTTACTGCGTGGAGTTTATCAACCGTGTTTAAAGGAAAAGTTGCTGCAATTCATAATCAGGATAGTACGCAAAAAAGGCCTGGTAAACTGGAAAACAAAATGATGTCTGTTATGGATAGTTATAGTGAGTATGAAAATTGGATTGAACAACAACCTGCAGCAGCAGGAAAAATAGTTAAAAAATACTGGGCTAATGAATTCAAAGATTATAATCCTAGATTTATTAGAGTACCTAAATCAAAACTTATACGGGCTAGTAGAACTGTAAGGGGAATAAATAAAGGAAAAGTATTATTTGTTCGTGGTAAATGGTTAAAGAAATTTATTAAACAAGCTGTTAAGTTTCCTGTTGAAAAGATTGTGGGGGATGATGAATCAACACATGATGATCGTGTTGATAGTGTTAGTTTATTACATGAGGGATTATATCCTCAAGTTTCTAAATCAACTTTACGTAAGAGAAAAAAGAGGTGAGTAATTTTATGGTTAAAATTGTAACAAGCACATTTCTTAAAGATGCTGTGATTAAAAGTGTATTGAATGAATATGATGTGAAAAGTCAAGAGTTAAGTGAAGATGATATGAACTATGGTGATGAGGTTATAGATCCTCCTTTCAATCCATTTCAATTAGATAAGCTTAGAGATATTTCTGGATTGCATGATATTTGTATAACTGTAAAATGTGAGGATGCAATTTTTAGTGGTAAGAAGATTGTTAGTAAAGAGGGAATGGAAATACCAGTTGAACTTGAAGAATTCTTGAATGATTTTCAGTTTGATGAGGAATGTGAATCTTTTTTAAATGATTTGGAAACTTATGGTTTTGCTGGATTGGAGGTATTACGTGAAGGACCTGTAATTAAAAGTGTGAATCATATCCCTTCATTATATCTTCGTATGTGTCGTGATAAAAAACGTGTAGTTCAAAAGATAAGTAATCAAAAATCCTATTTCAAGCTATATGACCCAAGTAATACTCAAAGATTAAATAAAAACACTGGAATATTCGAACAAGACATTAACAGAGATACACTTGCAAATGAATTGCTCTGGTTTAATGGTAAAAGTAATGAAAGTAAAGTATACGGTAAACCAAAATACCTAAGTGAATTAGATGCAATCCTCACAGACAATGCCATCATTGAATATCAACAAGGACATTTCAAATCTAAAGGAATTCCAAATTATGTGATTACTGTAACTGGTAGTATTGAAGAAAAAGAAGATTACAGTATGGATGATTTTGAAAGAGACTTAGAACAAGAATTCAGTACAGTTACTAATGAACCTGGAACTGCATTGGTATTATGTGTTCCAAGTGATGGTGAGGCACCAATCAATGTTAATGTGCATAAAATTGGTGAGGAGAAAAAAGAAGGTAGTTTTCTTGCATTGGCTGAAAGTGTAGCAGATAGAATTTACAGGATTCATAGGGTTCCACGTGAAAGGTTAGGTGAAAGCAAATCATCCGGTATTGCAAGTAATCGTACTGAAATGTTACTCAAAAACTACAGTAAATCCACTGTGGGTAATATTCAAAAAAGAATGGCAAACTACATTAACAAAACCATCATCAAACATGAATTCACAACTAATGATCATAAAATAGAATATCTTCCATGTAACTTTGATGAGGAAGATAAAGTACTTGAGAGAGGTATAAAATTATTGCAGAATGGTGCAATGAGATTAGGGGAGTTTATTAACAGGTTTGGTGAATCATTTGAATTACACATGGATGAAAGTGATGAGTATTATAATGCAAGGTTTATGAATAATCAGTCATTGGATAGTGTGCTGTATGGTGATGATCCGGTGGATGCTGAAGGTAAGCTTGAGAATTTGATTAATGATTTAGATGAAGATCTAAAAGCATAAATTCTATAAAATATTAATGGAGTGTGTATTAGTGTGTATACATATCAACAAAGGTTAGAATATGCTCGTAAACTCAAAAGATTACATGAACTATATGTAATCAAAGACAACATTCACTTAACCTACAAGTATAAAAATCAAAACAAAGCCATACATAATGCACATTCCTTGCAGGATAAGATTATTAATTCCATAATTGATGATGCAGTATATGGGAATGCAAATGCTATTAAAAATATTGATTCTACTATCGAAAAGTTAATGACTTCAACTTTGGAAAATGAAAGAAAACGTATACATCATCAAAAGGATAAATATGTTAATCGTGCTGTAGAACTAAATTCTGAAAGATACACTAAAATATTAACTAATCGTATCAACACTGAAGCAATTAAATTAGAGAGAAAAATAGAATCTGAACTCAGAAGTGGAATTCATAATAGTTTAAGTGAAGCACAAACAAGAAATGTTCTACAAGAGAAATATCAAGATACTGCCAAAGCAAGAATACGTAATATCATAAGAGACAGCGTACACACCAACGAATCCAACATTAGTTTCATCAACGCCCTAAACGAAGGATACAATTATAAAATATGGATGAATGGTAGAAGCAAAGGAAAAACTAGAGCATGGCACAAAGCCAAACTTATCGCACCAGTACCAATTGAAGATTACTTTGACATTTATGGACCATATGGACATAAAGAATCAATGTATCCTGGGGACTTGTATAGTGGAGCAGAAAATGTTGCCAACTGTCGATGCTGGTTAAGATACACTAACAGAAGACCAGAAGGATTAAGTAAAACACCAAACACCTATAATATTCCAAATACTTCTTATTTATCTCCACAAAATAAACCAACAAATAATGCAAATAAAGAAAACATACTAACAAAACCACTAGAAACATTTAAAACACGTATATCAAACACTACTGAAAAAGTAACATCAAAAATTAAAAACATTGGAGGGAAAATCACCTCAAAAATCAATCATCAAAAAACCAACACTAAAAACTATAATCATAAAAGAGAACAACAAAAAAATACCAAATCAAAGATTAAAAGTATTAGTAACAATTTCAAAAACAAACTATTAAATAAAAAATACACCAAACATACAACTAAAGATGGTAAACATACCATCAATGTTAAAGAAATCAATGATGCTTATGAGTTTAAAAAATATTTAGATGATGCATATAAATCACAACCTAAACATAAAGCATGGAGAGTTGATTTAACTTACACTCCTGAAGACTATATTAAATCAGGATGTAAAATGTATGTCACCAAAAATGGAAGTACAGCAGCAGTAAAACCCGATGGTGATATCATAAGTGTATGTACAAATACAAATGGTAAAAAAGATTCCATAAGAGCATTATTAGAATTCACTATAAAGAATGGTGGAACCAAATTTGATAGTTACTCAGGTAATTATGGAGTTTATAGGCACTGTGGTTTTGAACCACGCAGCTGGTGTGAAGGAGTATATGAATTTTACCCAGATAGTTGGAAAAAAGGACACAAAACAAACCCTAAAGAATATAAAGAAGAACCTATTATTTTCTTTGAATACACAGGAAAACAAAGTAAATATAAAAAAGCTAAATATTTTATAAATAACAATGTGTATAAAGGTAAAGATTATGATGATGCCGAAAGAATAAGAGATGAAGGGATGAAAAAATGAATGAAAAAAAATACCCAATGACCTATGAAGAATATGAAAAAAGAGTCATTGAACTATTCCTAGAACCAGGAACATACACTGCAACAAAAGAAGAAAAACTAGAATTCATATACGATGAATTATTAAAAAATGATCCAGATTTCATCAGAAATTTATATGAAGATGATTGTCATTATTATGATCATCCTGAAAGGTATGGGATAGCTGCAAAACATGTTTTTGAAGATGTTAATTTATTGGGCACTCCAGTTTATAATTTGGAGTTGCTTTTCTAAAATCAACTATTTTTTTCTAATGTTTTTTTAGTAGAGTATCCAAGTTTGGTCAAAGGAGATAGACTTAGAATTTATTGAATTAGTTTCTTCATGGGTTCAAATCCCATCTCTACTACTATTTTATTATTTTAATTTATGGATGTAATGTATATCTTTTATTATTTTTTCTATTTTTCCACCTTTAAGTATTGAAGAGGAAAAAATTAATATTAACTGTTTTATTTTCACGTATCACTTTCATGTTTATTACCATTAATTTTTTTCCTCTCCAATTTCTATCTTTTAAATAAAAAATTAAACCTCAAAAATGGGGGTAAAATAAAATATGATATTAAAAGGACCAATACTCATTCCACATATCGAAGATAAAAGTGGTGATGTGTTGGATGAGGAAACAATCAGAAAAGCAGCTTTAATGATTGGTCGAAACGGAGTTCTCATTGATGTTCAACACAAACTACGTAGTGTTGGTCGGTTGCTTGAATGTTACGTGATTGATAATGAGTACCTTTTTAAAGGTAATACTTATCCTAAAGGTACTTTGTTTGTTAGTGTTGAAGTAATTGAAGATGAACTTAAAGAAGCAATACGTGCTGGTAAACTTACTGGTTTTAGTATAATGGCTGCACCTAAACTTTCTTTTAATGAAATGGATAGGGGGTTACATTAAAATGAGTAGGTTGAATTTTAAGGATATTGGAGATGATTGGACACCATCTGCAATAAGTATTGTTGACAGTCCGGACCATCCACTTGCTGTTTTTGAAGTGTATGAAGATGATGAAGAATTTGTGAAAAAATCACTAAATTTAGAAGGTGAAAACATGGTTGAAGAAAAACATGAAGAACAAATAGTTTCAGGACCAGTGAGTTTCTTTGAAAAACTTTTAGGTAAAACAAGTAGTGTTGTTGTTAAAAGTGAAGAACCACCAGTAGAACCTCCGGTTAAACAACCTGAAAAGAATAATAATGAAAATGAAGTATTAGAGGCTATTCAAAAAATAGATGCTAAAATTGATAAGATTGATGAAAGAGTAACTAAACTCGAAAAAGGAGAGGAACAAAAAGAGCCTGAAGAAGACCCAAAGAAAAATCCTACTGAAGGTGTAGTTACTAAATCAAGTGAAGTGGACCCAGATAAGGTTACTGTAACTAAATCTGAAAAAACACTTTACGAAAGAATGGGTAGAAATGCAAATGGAATGACCTGGTAAAAAATAATAATAAAAGGGTGTAAGATAACAATGTCAATTCAAAGTGTAGAAAAAGTAATGAGAAACAATGTATTGCAAGGACGTGGTTTTGTAACCAAATTTGTAGACATTGGAAAAGGAAGCGGAAAATTAGATACTGGTGTACTTCAAGCAGAAAAATCCGATAAATTCCTCCAAGCAATGAGTGAATCAACAGTCTTTCTTGACAAAACAAAATTAATCGCATCTGCTAATCATAGAAGAGAATTAGATACAATGGCTTTCAACATTGAATTGCAAGCCGGAAGATTAACTGGTACTCCAGTAAAATTAACTGATGATGATTACCAATTACCAACTTATGGTAACAGAAGCTTTTATGCAGAAGAACTAAGAGCATTAACTGGTATTCACAGAACCGCAATGAAAGAAAACATTGAAGGTCCAGGATTCATGAATACTTTAACCAGTCAATTCGGTGCTGCAAACGGTAGAGGATTAGAAAGAGTATTAATCTATGGTGATAAAAAATCCACAGCAGAAAACATTGCTACTGGATATAAAGCAATTGATGGTATTGTTAAAAAATTAGCAGATGATGCTGATGTAAACAACGAAGAAATTGATTTAACCGCAACTGATTCTAACCCAATCAATGAAGTTAGAAGATTATTGGATGCATTCCCAGATAAATACAAAGATGATGGTGGATTAGCATTATTCTGCCCAGCTAAACTTAAAAGAGACGTAAGAAGATACGTAGCAGACAACCATAATTCTTATGATGTGGCTGAAGTAGTCATTACCAAAGAAGGAGATATTTCTGTTGAAGATGTACCTTTAATCCCAGTACCTGCTTTCAGTGAACCTAAAAATGGTTACACTAAAAAACCAGTCATCTTAACTCATAAAGAAAATATCCAATGGTTAGCTGACCCTGAAAACATTATCGTAGAATCTGATTTTAATTTACGTGCTAATGTATGGGATATTGCATCAACTATGTATGCAGATATTAACTTTGCATTCACTGATGCATCTAGTCTTGCATGGTTAAAGGAAGCATAATCCCTCCAACACCAACCATTACCCGTAACATTAGCGTATCCATAACTGATGGAACCAACCCAGTAGACAATGTTGAAGTTGTATTAGAAGATGCTGATGAAAATCAATTCACTGGTAAAACTGGTAGTGCTGGAGGATGCACAATAAGTAATGTTCCAGAAGGAAGTTACACTGTAATGGCTTCCAAGACAGGATATACTGTTTACACTGGAAACATTACAGTAGGTGAAGAAAACACTACGCTTACTATTACTTTAACAGCAGAATAATTATAAAAAGGAGGTAAGAGGTCTTGTATTGTACAGTTGAGGATGTTAAAAACATGAGTGGAATCAAACCTAAAAATCTAGGATATAAAGACAATGAAACTGAATTTAACAAACTTATGAATGAATGGATTTCACAAAGTGAAGGATTAATCAATTCTTACTGCAACAGAAAATGGGAAGAAGATATTCCTTCGGCTGTGAAAAACGTTTGCAGTAGATTAGTTTCTAATATGATTGCATTTCATCTTTCACGTGGGGAATCACCAATCAAGAAAGTCAATGATTACACTACTAAAATTTACTCAAGTGAAGTTTTCACAAATGACTTAAAACAAGACCTTAAACCTTTTAAGAAATCATCACGAGCAAAAGTATTCAAAATATAAGGTGGATATGATGGTTACAATTCACATCAAAGTTGAAAGTAATATTCACCTTGCAGAAAACGCAGTTGAATTTAAAAAGAAATTATTGGATCAACTCAGTGAAAATACTAAGAATATTCTTGAAAAAAACACTCCAAGAAAAACAAGTCGTGGAGCGAATAATTATAAAATTACTAAATCTGATGACAAGCATGAAGTAACAAATAACACTTTTCATTTACCATTGGTTAACGATGGTACTGGAGTTTATGGTATAAGACGTGCTGTGATAAGACCTAAAAAAGCAAAAGTATTACATTTCACTTGGAGGGGCAAGGAATGGTTTCTTAAATATGTTAAAGGTCAAAAACCTCAAAAATTCGTTGAAAGGAGTATACCGGAAATATTATCTTCTACTGAAAGTGCAGTTGTAATTGCTAAGAAAGGAACATTGGAATAAAAAAAAATAATAGTGTGTAAAAAAAATGGTGTGTTTATAAAATGTTGAATATTATTGAAGGTCCAGAAGCAGTAACAAGAATGGTGAAACAATGCATCACTAAAGAACTTACTGAAGACGGAATTTTATCTGATGTTGAAATGTTCATTCCTAGTTATCGTTCTGATGATGAAATAGAAGAACCATGTATATGGTTATTTGAACAAGAAACAACAATAGCAAGTGGAAAAGGAACACTTTCAAGCAAATTAGAACTACAAACTCCTTTTGAATTTTATTGTATAGTATATGACGAAGATGACATAGAACAATCCGAAATAAAAGGAAAAAACTTAGCAAGTAGAATAGCAGCATGCATTGCTAAAAATCATATAAGAGTGCTCAAAGAAGATAATACGATGATTCAAGGTTTAAGACCAGTATTTGAATCATTAGCTCCAGTAGGATTCATACAAGATGATGAACTTGGAGAAAAAGTACCCATTACAAAGCTAAGAATTAATTTCATTTATTACGTTGATTGGAAAATATGTTGTGAACTTAAAAATCAAATATAATGAAAAAAAAATAATGGTGATTAAACAATGGTAGATAGAGGATTTGGATTATGTCAAGAAAGCACATACGGAGAAGTATTAAGTACTTCCGAATTCAATGAATCCCAATTGGACTGGTGGAGTGAAGCAGATACTGCAGACTTTAAATTAAATGATAAACCAGTTACAAAATCAGGTTCAAGTAGAATGAACAAACGTTCACGTGCAGGAATCATCAAACCAACCGGAACCACAAAAGCAGATGCCGATTTACAAAGATTCGCATTATATTTCAGAGCGTATCTTGACAATTATAAATACACTGCAGGTTCTGGAGATGTACATACTCATGAATTCTGGGGTGGAGAAAATAAAAAACTCCAATCATTCAGAGCAGTATATGTTGCAGATCAATTGAAAAAATACATATTTGGTCTACTTTGTGATGGTTTAAAATTCGAAGTATCTGATGAATCCATGAGTGTGGAAGCAAACTGGATTTATAAAACAGAACATGCAGGAATTATTGGTAAAAATGGTGAAACATTCAATAAACCAGAAGAACTTATCAATGATTTATTCTTAATGTTCTATGACATAAGCTTAGAATTAAATAATAAACCAATGACTGGTATAGGAACTAATTTATCTTTTGAAGGTAAAAACAACCTTGCAGTAGATAAGACTGTTGGTTTTGGTTCAAGAGCACCGCAAGCTATAGCTTTAGCACAAAAAAGAGAAAACACTCCAAGTGTAACTATTAGTTTAACAGAAGATACAATCGAATCAATTATTGCTGCAGAATATGGTAAAATTGGTGAATTAACTGTAGGGGACAGTGGAGCATATGAACCTTCAAGATGTACTATTCTTGAAATTCCATTTGCAATAAATGTGAGAATGTGCGAGTATCCTGATTTATTAATGAGAATAGTATTCCCAATGTGCACTCTTGCTGTTGAATACGATATGAGTGGTGCAGACAGTATTGATGCTACTATTAGTATGGAAACATTAGGTTCAAATGAAATCACTCTTGCTGATGAAACTACTAAAGTTCAAACTGATATGTATGTATTACTTAAAAATAATCAAACAGAATTAGGTGTTGATTCCACTCCCATAGGTGAGGAAACTCCTGAAACAGTAAATATTAGTGTATCAGTAAATGATGGTGAAAATCCAGTAAACGGCGCAAGTGTAAGTATTAATGAAATATCTTCAACAACCGGAAGTCAAGGCGGATGCACATTAAATAATGTTCCAATAGGTGCTCAAACCATAATTGTAACTGCATCTGGGTATGAAAATTACTCTGAAACAATAAATGTTTCTAATGAAAATATTACTTTTGAAATAAAATTAAATAAGGAAGGTGAATAACTTTGGTATTATCAATATCTGAAATATTAAACGGAAGAGATGATTATCATGAGTATCATATTAAATCTCTCGATGGTGAAATTTGCTTAAGACCTTTGACAAGTGGAGAATGGGATAAAATCGATGAAATCAAACAAAAAGATTTAGGAGATTACACCATTAACGAAAAAACAATCACCAAAAAGAAAAGAAGAGTTAAAGGTGAAATGGAATCCAAAGCAAAATTCAACATCAATGCTTCAAGTAAAGCTACTAAAAAAGCAATGTATGAAGCAATCAAATTAAGTACAGATAATCCAGGTAACCCTGAAAAATGGACAATGGACCATATTAAGAAACTCCGTAAAAATGAGGTTGCTGAAATTTATGAAAAAATTGAAGAAATTTCAGGAGCTAATGATGAAGACTTAGAAGCTGAGATTGAAGACTTTCCTGAAAACAGCTGAAGGTACAAGAATCATATGGCTTGATTATTGTGGTTATCACTTAGCAGAAAAACAAAGTGATTTAACTCCAAATCAAGCATTATTAATTAGTAAAGGTAGAATGAATTTATACAAGGAGATGAATGAAGTAAAAGATTAAAATTAAAACTTTTATTTTTATTCATCTCCTTTTTTTTAATCAAAAATTTTTAAATGGAGGTGAATAATTGGATGGTATCTAAACAAGTAATTCGTGTAATAATAGAAGCAGAAGAAACAATAAGTAAAGCTGCAAAACAAGCAGAAAAAGCAATAAAAGACATGGGGTTGTCAGGCAAACAAGGTATGGAAGGAATTAATCAAGCTTCAAATACAGCACAACAAACCATGTCCAGAATGGAAAAAGTTGTTAATTCTGCAAGAACAAAATTTGACAGTCTACGAAAAAGTGGATCAAATGCTTTTGATAAAATCAAACAAAAAGTAGGAAGTGCAGTTAATAGTATTGGTAAAATCACAAATGTATCTGATATTGCTTCTATGGCAATGGATAAACTTAAAGGAGTTTCTGATGGAATTAAAAGCAAATTTAATAGTTTAAAAAATTCCATATCATCATTTGGTTCACAATTTGATAATTTAAAAAATAAAATAGTTAACTTCAGTTCCACTGCAAAAAATAGTATCACTCAAGCATTTACTAGTGCAACTTCAAGTGCAAAAGGCAAACTGGCAGGATTGGATAACAGTATTGCTCAAGCAAGAGCAAAACTAAATCAATTCAGTGCATCTGCAAAAAGTGCTGGTGGAGGATTGAGATTCCTTCGAAGTGCAGCATCAATGACCGTAGGTATGATAGGTTACGACCTTGTCAACAGTATGGCTCAATCTGCTAGAGAATCCATAAATGCTGCAGGTAATTTTCAAGCATTTGGTAAAAGAATGAACATGTCACAATCAGAGATAGATTCATTCAGCCAACATTGTGATAAATTACAACAAAGCTTTAAAAAAGTTGACATGAAAGCAGTAGGTGCAAGTGCACTAGAAATGGGGGTGAAACTGAAATTACCGAAAGAGTCCATGGAAGAGTTAACTAAAACTACTGCAGTAATGAGTTCAGCATTCGTTAAAGAAGGACGTACCCAAGAAGAGGCAATATTAGCAGTGTCTGATGCAATGGACGGTCAATTTAGAAGACTCCAAGAATTAGGTATCAGTCAAGACCAATTAAAAAACAATGGTTGGGACGGAGATATTAATAATAAAACTTCTCTGCTTCAAGCAATGAATAAAACATTAGATGAAATGGGTTTTACAGATACGGCAATGCAAGTTAACACTCTTGATGAAGCTTATCAAATGTTAAGTGTTAGTGGAGGACAATTATTATCATCTATTCTTATACCTCTTACTCCAACATTAGTAGGTATTGCAATTGCTGTGGTTGGGGTAATTTATGGGATTAAAACTTTTATAGGTCAATTACAAGCTGCGTGGAGTGGATTACCTGATTGGGTTCAAGATGCAGTAGGCATTATGGTTATGGCTGGTGCAGTATTACTTCTTATGAGTTATATATCTTCACTTGGTGGAGCAGTAGGATTATTAAAAACTGCACTAGCACCAATAATCGGTATAATTGGGGGAATTACTGCTCCTATGATTGCAGTTGTAGCGGTTATAGGTGCTGTAATCTTCGCAGTTTATGAATTAGGAAAAGCATTTGGCTGGTGGAATGATGTAGGTTCCATGATAGATGCTATTAAAAATAACATTGGGAGATTATGGGATGCATTTATAAATCATCCAGATGTTCAGGCAACAATTCATGCTATAGGTGATGCTTGGAAATGGTTAAATGATTCGTTAAAACCAGTAGTGGATTGGTTAAAAGGAATATGGAATCAAATTTTCCCTGAGTCTGCTAAAGATAAAGTTGATGGTACAAGAATAATCATTGATTCAATAGGTGCTGCATTTAAAGGTATAAGTGTTCCTATCAGATTTGCTATTATGGTATTGCAAGGTGCATGGAGTGTATTATCATCATTGGTCGGTACTGCAGTAGGCATTGGTCAGGGAATATATGATGCTTTGAAACCTATTGTTTGTATATTGCTTGGGTGTAGTCCAGGAATTGTTCCAGCATTAGGAAAAGTATTAGAAATATTTGGTACAGTTTGGAATACTATTGTTTCATTATTAAGTGGAATTATTCCTAGTGTTTTAACTGCTATTCAACCTGTTTTAGATATACTCACATTAATTGGAGAATTTTTATTAGGTACTTTCCAGTTTGCATGGCAAACTATTATATTAGTGTTCATGACTGTTTGGAATCATCTTCAACAGATTATATTAATATTTAGTCAATTTCTAAGTGGTCAGATAACATTAAGTGCAATGCTTGGGCAAATATGGGAAGTTATTAAATCAATGTTCTTCTCTGTATTAACAATTATTATTACTCGTGTTGGATCATTTGCAAAAAGTTTAGTATCACGTGCAATAAGTGCTGCTAGAGGTTTTGTCAGTGCAATAATATCCAGAATATCCAGTTTACCTGGAAGAGTATATTCATATCTTATAAGTGTGGCTAGTAGAATTATTAGTGCCGGTGCAAGTTGGGTAAGCAGTGGAATTAGTACTGCTTCTCGCATGGTATCTGGAGTAATAAGTCATGTTCAACAATTACCTGGTAAAGTATACACTGAATTCATTAACATTGGTTCAAGAATAATGAGTGCAGGTTCTGACCTCATTAATAAAGCTAAAAACATTGGTAAAAACATTGTTGATGGTTTATTAGGTGCTATGGGTATACATTCACCAGGTATTATTCAAACTAAAGTGGTAACTGAATTCAAAAATATGGTTGGTAGAGTCGCTGATTGGATTAAACCAGCTGGTGAAACTGCTAAGGAATTTGGTGAAACATTCGTTGATGAATTTGGAAATCCATCACTTGATGTGGATACAAGTCTTGTTCAAGATTTAGATGCTCCAACCGTGAATGTGGGAATGGATGCTAGTCAATTAGATTCAGTGAATCAAAATGTCATGACTCAATATGGAGACCTTACTAATCTAACTGGAAATAGTCTTCAAGACATGGTTTCACAGGATAAACTTGCATTTGATACTATTAAAGCAAATGATACTGCACAAATGAGTAGTATTACTACTCTTGTTGGAAC